TCCCATCCACCAGACCGTTAATTACTTCTTACGAGGCTTACAAGCGGACGGTACCTTTGACCAAACTGCTGTAGCAGAGATAGTCAAGGCGAGAACCCGCGATATCAGTAGTAAGGTCTACTCTTTTGATCTATCTGCTGCCACTGACCGGTTACCAGTGATCTTCCAGGAGTCTATACTGGCTACTCTTTTCGGGAACACAAACCCGGCACTTAACTGGAAGCGGATTCTCATTGACCGTGATTACCATCCTGAGTTCGGGAAGCCACTCCGGTATGCTGTAGGTCAACCCATGGGTGCGAAGTCTTCCTTCCCTATGCTTGCTTTGTCACACCATGTAGTTGTACAACTCGCAGCTAAACAAGCTGGACTAAAGGGCCGTTTCACAGGGTACGTGATCATCGGAGATGACATATCCATATTTGACCCTTCCGTAGCCCTTGCCTACCAATCTATCATTGCCAAGTTGGGGGTCAGTATCAATTTAGCCAAGTCAGTAATCCACACAGCTGGTTATCTTCCAGCGGGAGAGCTAGCGAAACGGCTGTTCCTAAACGGTTACGAGGTGTCAGCAATTCCAGTCAAACTGATTGCTAAGATGGCCACTGCTCCGATACATGTTTCCACACTACAGGACCATCTCCTTGAACGAGGGGCGTTTAAGGATACGAAGTCCACACTTATTATGCTTACTGGTACAGTAGACCCTGAGACAGGTCGACGTCTTTTAGCTCTGAATGCGCTGCCTTCTTCTGTGACAGGCATGAAGCATCCACATGGCCCTCTGGTAGAGACCCTTTCGGTCGGTGCCATGTATCCTGAGAGACCTGTTACTACTCCAGATTTAGAGGAGGCTTATCTTTATACTGCTGTCGTGGAACAAGTGAAACGACTGGACGCACTCATTAATGAGACAGGGGTTATTCAAGGGATTGTCGAGATGAAGGCAAACACCCGTCTGGCTGCAAGTTACGACTCTAAGGGGCTTACTTACTTGACTGATGTTATGTCGGCAAAGAGTGCGGTCTTACCCACACTCAAAGCTAGTCATCCATTTGTAAAGGCAGTTGCTGCTGAGACCTCCCGCGTGTCGTCTCTGTTAGCCACCTTGAGAGGTGGAACGACTTCAATTGCTTCCATGGCAAAGGCCGAGTTACTAGACCGCTTCCGTAATGCGATTGCTGACGTGTTTGATCCATTCACTCGTGATGACTCTCCTATACCGTCTTTTACCATTATGAACAAGGCCCTGGTGTCCTTGGATACTCTTATCCTTGATAAGGAGGGTAAGAAGCTGGAGTTCTCAGTTCTTGTCAAGAGCCTTTCTCGTCATTACTCAGTTGTTTGGATCAGGGGCGTAGGGGTGTACGTGAACACTGTTAAGTCGAAGGTTGAGCAATCTTATGGGGTTCTTGAATCACTCGCCGTGCTTTCAGCAAAAGCAATGTATCTATCTCCAAGTAAAGACTGTTCATTAAGTTCACGAATCAGACCCACGG